CGTTTCGTAGAAGTTAACCAGCGATTCATGAGAGAGGCTTATTAGAAAAAATCGTCGGTTCCTTGTAAGTTGACGGTATTGGGTTCTTCACATGATGTACAATCAAACTCGACCTTGTGCTTAAGCTGCGGGATCGTGTCTACAAACTTCTTAATATCATTAAACTGTTTGGTGTTCAGAGAGTTGACAAAGTTATCAACTTCCTCTTGTGGTTCATCACTGAGCAAGATCTTCTCGTCTTCTGTCAGTACTGCTTGGATGCACATACCAATCGATTTAAAGGTCACTTCAGATACTGGAATATCATCTGTTAAGATGCCAGAGTTCATTACATCAGTAACACTAGGGTATTTCATTTCTAGGCTATAAGTATCATCAAGCTTAATCGTCTTAGCCTTCTTGGGTACAGCAACTTTGATATCATCTAAGTTAACTGTAACGTCGTTGTACTCTTCGCACTTCTTACACTTGATCTTAACATCAGATGTTTCACCAACAGACTTAGATCTAATCTGTAGGAACAGATACTCAATGTCAAACAGTGGAAGCTTATCAAAGCGAATGTCTTCCTCTACACATGCTGCAATCGTATCTAAGATAGACTGAAGAATCATCTTACCATCTTGTGATTCCATGGCAAGAAGTAATACTTTTTCTTCCTTAATCAGGAATGGTCGAAATCGAATCTCTTCGCCTGTCGAAGGTACCTGGGTGGTATATTTGACAGTATCATTAAGTTTAGGTAAAGCCATTATATGGTCTCCATACTATTATAATTTTTCCCAATCAGTAAATGCTAATTGGACACTCAGTTGTGTGACCTGACCGGTAAGCCCGTCACTTAATTCAATTGGATTAATTGTAACAGGGAAAGCGCCTTTGAGCTTCACCCCATAGATAGACTTTTCGCTTTCTTTGTCAAGCTGTTCAATATTCACTTCGCGTGTATATTCATTCTTGTAGGAAAGTTCGTAAGAGTCATTTTCGTTGTAAATATCGTTCTGCCATTCCTCAAAGTATGTCTTCATAGTATAGCTACCATCTAACAAGAACAGAAGATTTACATCATCAAAGATAAACCCGTATGGCATCTTCTGAGTCAGCATGCCAATTGTACGTGGGTTAGTTGTGATCTGACGACCAGGAAGATTGGTTGCCTGACAGAACACATCACCTTCAGGCATACCAGGAATCATGATCTTGTACCTATTTGGTAATGCTGGACCTTGACTGAAGGCGCCTTTAAGATTTTCTATTGTAGCCATTACGCAGCAATCTTTCTTCTTGAGTCACTATAAACTTTTCTGAGCGAAGCCTTCTCAAAGTCTGCTGTCGGTAAGAATGTTGCGATTTCCCATTCTGGTGCATCTACCCGAGCAAGTCTAGATCTAACATGTGAAGTCAAATACCTTTTAAAACAAGGTTTAAATGCCTTCATCTTAGATGCTCGGTTTAACATATCATAAGACAGTCTGAATCGAGTAGAGTCGTCATACCTTTTATTATTTATAGTGTCCAGCAAGGAATCTAGCAGTTTGGCACGTAAGTCTAATGGCAAATAGTGCAGATTAAGACCGTAGAAGCCTTTTGGTGCAGGACCAACCATAATAGTCAAAGGAAACCTATCGTAATATGGTAATGTTTCTTTTGTCTTGGGATCATAGAAGTACATAAACATACTACCAACTCTAGGTCGATTAGTCAGTGTCACTGATTCGTCTTTAAGGAGAGAAGATCTGCTAGGACGAAGCTGTTGTGCTTTTTGTTGAAACCATTTCATAGACTCCCGTGAGCGCGGCGTGATGCCTGCGCGGAATGCTTCGATTTCTAACTTCTGAAAAAGGTTTGACATTATACCTTCATTCCCATTTGTCTTAGTGTATCTTCTGTCCAGATCTGAAACTCCCAGCCACGGTCTAGACAGTATTCCTTGGCTGCTTTCCACTTGCACTGATTACGAACATACTCTAATGACTCGTTAATAAATCTCTTAGTTTTCTTCTTGCCTCGAGGAGGCTTGGTCTGCTTCTTAGGTTTAATTTCAACCAGGATAGTTTTACCTTGCTTGGTCTTAATTAATAAGTCCACAAAGTATCTATGATATTTATTGTCAACCGCACTGATGTACGGAATAACAGTTTCCTCAGAGCACCATGACTTGACTTGACTCTGATCTTCGCACCACATAAAGGCGAACTTTTCCCAATATGATCTATAAATAACTTGAGTATGATCGCCTGAATACTTCTCTGGTTTCTTTACCTTATATCTACCTTTGTAAGTCTTCATTGTCCGCCGTATAAATAATTTAAACCAATATGTATTTATTTAGGAATAAACATGGCTGAAGGCTTAAAATTCCCACAGACACCAGATGAAAAATATAAAGCTTCTGTAATGTTCTCGGCCAAGAGTTCTAGTGGATCAAGAGCTGCTGCAGAGGGTTCAGGAGGAGCAGATGGAGGTCCAGCAATTCTTTATCTTCCAGAAGCTATTAACTTCTCTGATGGTATTGTATATGATAATGCCAATTTGAATCTGGCTGGGTTAGGTGCAGAAACAGCTGCTAAATCTGTTGCCAATCAAGGAGTTGCTGGTGCTATTAATTCTATGACTTCTAGATTGGCAGAGCTATCTACAGTCGAAGGAACTATGGGTAATGTTAGTAAAATTCAGGATTACGCTAAGGAAAACGGAGCAGCTTTTGCTAACCTCCTGACGCAAACCCTGTTTGCTGGGGAGGTTGCTGATGGGATTTCATCTGCTACTGGTATTACCGCTAATCCCCATAAGCGCTCACTGTTCCGTGATGTAGCTATTCGTAACTTTACTTTTACATTTTTACTTTCTCCGTCAACTGCAACAGAAGCTACGGCAATTAATAATATTGTTAAGTTCTTCCGTATTAACGCTTACCCAGAAAAGATTGGTGCAGGATTAGCATATAAGTTTCCTACTACATTTAATATCAAAATGTTTTATGGTGGAAAGGTTATGGAAGACGCACCTAAGATTCTTCCATGTTACTTAACAAGTGTCAATACAGTATTCAATCCACGATCTTCCTCGTTCTTTAAAGACGGTAGATTTAACGAGACTCAGCTTTCTCTGAACTTTATGGAAGAAAGACCGTTGGACAAAAAAGAAATCGAGCAGGGATTCTAATGTCATACTTTACTAAATATCCGAAAATTAGATATCCTTTTGGTGGTCAGTCTACAACGTCTGTCGTACAAGACATTGGGGTATACATTGACCTAATCGACCGTATTAAGGATGACGCTTCTTACTATAAAGAATATCCTATCCGAGCAGGTGACAGACCTGATACTGTATCTCAGGCACTGTACGGTACGCCAGACTACTACTGGACATTCTTTTTGCTGAATGATGATCTGAAGTTAAGAGGTTGGCCTTTATCCGATCAGGCAATTACGCAGAAGGCCAAGGAAGAATATCCTAATAAGGTTCTAGTTACTCGCGAGAATATGACTGGAAGATTCCAGGTTGGAGATACTATCCGTGGTCTGAACTCTGGTGCACACGGTAAGGTTATTAGAAGAAGACCTGACATGGGTCAGATTATTGTACAACCTATTCCTAACCCGACCCCTGGACCGAACGAAAGTGCAACAGCTATTATTCCGTTTGAAGATGATGAGGACGCAGAAAGTATTCGAGTGGTGCAAGATGCGGACGTAGAATCTGTTGGTGCTCCATCTATGAGAATTGATCGTGTTGTAGACGAATTTAATGCTAAACATCACTATGAGAATGGTGATGGTGAACACGTTGATATTTTCCCACGTGCTCCGTACGTACAGAGATTCCACATTGACGCTACGTACAGCCCGACAAACTATTATTATATTAATCCTACCGCTGATATTACATCTGGCGATTTGACAAGTATTGCCATTTACTTTAATCCATCAGCTGCTGCTAGTGCTACTAATCCGGTTCCAGATGCAACCACTATTGCTACTATCGTTGCTGCAGAATCTGCACTTCTTGTTCCAACGTTCCTAGCACAGGGATATACTCAAGAGCAAGCAGAAGCAGCTGCCTTGGCCACAAGCGCTACTTCGCTATCGCCTCTAAAGAACTTTGAAGTAAACACAACTACGTATCAAATTACAGATACTACAGGCGATGGTATTTCAACAGGTGGCGCATGGCTGTTCGATTTGGATAAGCCTGTAACATTGTCTACATTCGATAATCTAGATAAAGAACTTACCCTTAGCGAAGCAAATACTGTGTCTCTCTTGGGTAACCTACTCCCCGGTGCTAACATTCTTCAGCTGCTCTTTACAGCTCTGTTACTTTTTAACCAGAAGAAAGAAGTCGGTCTTCCACTTAGTCTTGCTGAGTTTAACGTTCTCTTCACTAATGTTTTAAGACAAACCGAGTCAGATCCAGCTTACTCAACTGCGGTCCTAACAGCATTTACTAATATTATCACAGCCAACTTAGGAGCTTATCTTGCTTCTGGCGGTGCTTATATTTCTAGTGACTTGGCAACGGCTACAGCATCTGATATTAAATCAAGTAGAATCGCAATTGAGTTTGATTACTTCTTCCTTGTAGATAAGCTCATTGATGTAGCAGGCGGAGGAAACACAGATACCATTGGCACCCTGATCAAGTACACTGTGCCAGATTATACCAAGGTCGCAGCAGGTACTGCAGCAGCACCTGAAACCAAAACTTTCTATAAAGCACTTTATTCTAGTACAACTCTTAACTCAGGATCGACTACCACGGTTAAGGTACTAAATGCAACAGGTGCAGCAAATCCTGCCACTATCCTAACTGCATTTGGCGGTACAGGTACTGACACTGTTAACATCACAGACTTTACCTCTAAGGATGATGCATATGATGAACTGAAGAGAAGGTTTGATGATTACATTGTAGATAACTATGACGCGCTTGAGCCAGCTATCCTTACGCCAAAGACTTTCTTAGAAAGATATGTAGAGCAGAATGCAACGCTCAAAACCATTAAAGTTCTAAGACCAGAAAACATTCAGTCCTTTGACGAGCAGTTCCGCCGTATTCTTGGTGAGGCTGTTTCAGAAGAAGTTATTGTTAGCCCAGCATCTCAAGGAACCAGTCTGTACACCTCTACACCAGAGGTTAGCACTTCTAATACTGCAGTGACAACATCAACAAGTGGTAGTAGTGGTTACTAATGGCAGAGATTCAAGAGTTTACCCCATATTATGTAGGTCAGACTAAGGTATTCGTATCTTCTTCTAGATTCGCTACCAAAGATATTTCTGCTATTGTTCCAGAGATTAAGATCTTTGAGAACATCGGTCTGCCTTATATGACCGCACAGATTATCGTGATTGACTCGTCCAACGCATCTAATGCTGCACCATTTATCGGTCAGGAAAGAGTTACTCTTGTAGTGATTGATAAAGATCTTAAGCCTATTATCTCTAAAGAGTTTATCTGCATGGGTGTAGAGCTTGGTCAAAAACTTAACGATGGTACGTCCACATATGTTGTTAAGCTTGTCGAAGAGCATGCGATGCTTAACAACTCTACCCGATTTAGTAAAGTCTATGAAGGTAAGCCAGAGACCATATGCGCAGACGTATGTCTAGAACAACTAGGAGTAGAGGTTAGCACTGAAAGTTCATACCAAAGTCAGATGAGAGTAATATTCCCGTTTACGATTACTCCATTGGCTGCAGCTATGTGGATGACTAGCAGATGTACAACGTCAACCGGTGCACCTTTCTATTTGTATTCTACTATGGTAGATGATGAATTACAGATGAAAAGCTTAGATACTCTCCTTGGTCAAAGTGCATTCAATAAAGGTGATCCTTATACGTTTGCTAGAACCTCTGATTCTAAGATTGGTGGTAGAGAAGACTATGATATTCTTAAAAGAAAAATCTCAGGATATTCTATCGGCAACAACGAGGATACGCTTCTATCCATGACAAGAAACGTCTATGGTGCGTACTATAACTATGTTGATACCTATGAGCTAGGTAGCCATGAAAAGATCTTTGACCTGCCTACGCCATTAGATAAGCTTCCTAAGCCGAATGGTACTACAGAGCATAACTACGATCCAGCGTTTACAATTGGCAGACCGTATCATGAAGGTCAGAACTCTTACTCTACACAGGTCGTTACTAGAAAACTGTTTGATGATGGAATCTTCTCTTACAATGAAGAAGAGGATATGGATAGACATAAGCGAAAAGGTGAGTCTCAAGCACTTTATAACTTTATGGCTCAAGCACCAATCAACATTGCAGTACCAGGTTTAGAGCTAGGGCTAGATCGCTTAGGTAAGATGGTAGATGTCTACATCACTAAAGACATTCCTGCAGATCAAGATGATGTGACAAAAGAAGATATGAAAGATAAAAAGAGATCTGGTAACTATTTGATCTATGCTGTTAAGCACGTTATCTTTAATAACCAATGGACATCTACCCTAACTGTAACTAAGAGCGATACTCTTCCTGCTCTGGCTGATGAAGATAGCAAATTGAATAGGGCGAAATAAATGGCAGACTTATTAAACACTATTCAGACAGAATACTATGGTGACAACGTACGTTGGTTTATAGGCGTAGTCGAAGATAATAAAACTGACCCAGAACAACTTGGTCGTGTACGTGTGCGAATCTTTGGAATACATAATGCATATCTTGACGAAGTGCCTACTGATAAGCTACCATGGGCAACAGTACTGATTCCTGGTCATTTTGGTGGCGTATCTGGTATTGGTAGAAGCCCGACTGGTATTCAGCAAGGCTGTTGGGTGTTTGGAATGTTTATGGACGGTAAGCACTCTCAGAATCCTGTGGTAATTGGAACAATACCTAAAAGAGAATTGTCATCTGGAACAGATATTACTCCTGAGAAAAAAATTCAGCCAACTAAAATTGAATCTGTTATAGGACAAGCTCCTACTATACAAACAGGTACAACTATCTCAGTAAATACAGCTACAGAGAATATTGTATTTGATATGGCAAAGCAAGACGGCATGACTGATGAGGCTGCAGCAGTAATGGCAGCTTATATCAAATCCCAAGAAGGAACTATTTGATATGGCTAAGATTAAAGATAAAGTATTAATTAAAAAAGTTGCCACTGATTATAGTATCAGGACAGATCCTATAAGAGTTGAATCGTTTGGGGTATATGGTTTTTCTGGTGCGCTTTTAATTAAGTTTAATAATTACTGCTTTGAAAAAGGTTTGGACAGAAGCGAAGCAGTTAACCAAACCAAATTCTTACTGCAGGAGTTACATCGCAATCCAGAGCTATATGGTTCAGCATTTAGAAATGCAGAGACTATAGAGAAAGCTGCTAAAATCTTTCATAAGTTTATTGTTGATTCAAAAGGAGAAGATCGAACTGTCGATCTTGCCTATGAGTTTTTGGATAGGAATAATACGTAATGAGTGCAGATCCAGACGCTAATCAGAATTTCAAATCTTCACAGGTTAAAAGCTTTGCATTCTTAGATAATGCGATTAATCCTGATGCCAGAGCTGCAAACACACCTGCTGTTCTCCGTGCAGAGAATCAAGATGCTAAATCACTTGTAAAAGAAAACATCGAAAAAGATTTAAGTTCTGAATATGATAATGAGTTTGACGTACAGCAGCCATACGGTGATGAGTTTGACGTAGAAGGCACAGAGGTTATTAATAATGAAAAGATTGAGCATGAGGCTCAGCCAGAAAACTCTGAAGGTGGATCTAGCAACTCTACAGAAGGTGAAGGTGATGACAAGCCATTAAGACCTGGCGGTATGGTACCGGGACAAGCCAGAGCAGAACCTAATACATATGTTAACGCTGATAAAGAGTCTAAGAAGAGTGGATTAACCAGAAGAGACGGAACTACCCTTCCTGGAACTTCTGGGTCCAGTGCAGGAGATCTAACTGCAATCTTTTGTAATGTGACAATCGAATACGCTAAAGATCAGAACGTAACATACAGCAATACAACTGGCGGTGGCACTAAGGGTAAGGAATCTGCTGAAGCTCTAGGTAATAGTTTGAATGAAACGTCTGAAGATTTAGCTACCCAAACTGGAAAAGAAGATCCGGTAGAGCCACTATCAAGTGATGCAGCCGCTATCCAAGATCGAGCTAATAATACATTAGGCGGTAAACATTATGACGAGACGCATCCGGGCTACGGTTTAAATTCTAAACCGCCAGTGAATTTGCAAAATAACAACAGAGAAGCTGCTGAGGCTATAGCTTATATAACAGACGGATATAATACTGATATTTACAGCGGTTATAGAAACCCTGCTTATAATGCAGCCGTAGGCGGAGCAAAGAATAGTATGCATTTACAAAATAGAGCAATTGATTTTGGTAGTAACATACCAAGAGACGTATTCATTAAAAGGGTTGGGGAACTAAGATCCCAAGGTTATAATATAGGATACGGCATCTATTCTTGGGGATATCATGTAGACAATGGACCTAATAGGAACTGGTAAATGACAGAAAACAACATTGACGATTTAAATGAATTTGATGCTTTACAGGTAAAACCCAAATACCTATACAATAATATAGATCCATCAGTAAAAGACTACATTACGTCTTTTGAGCTTGATAAGAATCCTGTATTTAAACCGACTGAGGTATCAGAAGGCGATTACATTGAAACAAGTGAAGAGCTAGAAACCTATCTGCGGTCTTGTTATAGAGAATATACTGAGGTGGTTGTTTATAATACCAAGACTGATTACAGACAGAAGTTTGAAAGACAGGACTTAATCAACTGGTACAGAGAAAACTTTGACTCCAGTGAAGTACCGTTCCATTTCTTAATTCTCCAGGATGGTAGGATTCAAGTATGTCAGGACGTCAATACCGTTACTAACCACACTACCGCTACTAATCACTTAGATAGATCAATTAGTATTGCTTTCGTTGGCGGATTTAAGAATGGCTATCAAGACATTGATACCTGTAGTCCTGCACAATGGAAAACATTTAGTAAGTTTCTAAAGATGTTCTATACTATTCTGCCAGGTGGACAGGTATGGGGACATTCAGATATTAATGATAAAGCGTTTGACCCTGGGTTCAACGTTGTATCCTATGTTGAAAAAGCATTTGGTAGTAGAAACACATTGACTGTAGATCAAGCAAGACGACTTGGTGCAGTGTCAGTTGAAAGACTTATAGATTTAAGTAGAGCGAGAGGATTCAGATAATGTCAACAGGATTCAAGGATCCAGAAGAACAGTATCCTACCCAGCCGTATGAGGATAACCAGACTACTAACAAGGCTGCTCGTTCAGAGTGGGAGCCTTATGTAAAGTTAGCTGCTGATGCTCCGGCTGGTGTGGACCTAGGTATTAGAACTGACTGGCA